CGCCGGCCAATGGCCGGATTCGATAGCATACCCGGCGGGAGACTCTCTCCCGCCGGGCCTTTTCTTCTTTCTTCGGAGATCTCGCATGTCATGGGCTGACCGATTCCAAGCTGACGCGATTATCGAGCCTGTTGGCTACAGGCAGATTACCTCCCTTTCGTCAGCCAAGGGTGTGGAGACCGGCGAGGGCCGAGTCGCACTCATTCAAGCAATCAACCAAAACGTACGATACCGCGATGACGGCACCGACCCCACCGACAGTGTAGGGATGGTACTCTTCGCGGGCCAGAGCGTCTGGTACACTGGCGATCTACGAGCCATACGATTCATTGAGGTGGCCGTGGGAGCCGAAATCAACATCCTAACGTACAGATGATCCCATTCGCAGTCAACATCCGAATGCCAATGGTGCCGAACCTTAGCGGGGGCGCCGCTGGCCTGAAAGAGAAGAGGGTGCTTGCGTCCTCTCCGTTGGCCTTGGTGCATGCTGTCTCGCAACTTGGTGACTGGAACCGAGCCGCTGACAACACCCTGCTCTTGGATCATGCCGCCGTGTTACACAACAACCACGGTGAAGACCCCGGCGACAGCACACTGAACTTCGCCCAAGAGGCAACAGTCGTTCTCGACTTGCCGCGAGCATGTGAGTCGACGTTGGCGTTCAGCCAGTATGTCCACGCCGTTCTTGAAGGGTATCACGCACCCTCCATCGACCACACTCTTGATGTCCTCGCTGGGGAGACTGTCCACGCTGGCGCCCCCGCGTACATCGTCAGCAACAACACGGTGAACCTTGCATCGGCGACCGGCCCCACAAAATCACGAACAGTCGGGCTGATAACGCAGGCAGCTTCTGTGACCGAGGCCACCATTGTTCAGACTGACGGCTCTGTGACCCTGGCGGACTGGACGGCGGTCATTGGGGGCGCATCCCTGACCCCTGGCTCGGTTTACTTCCTGCACACCACTGACGGACAAATGAGCACGACACCTCCGACGAGTGACGGAGACGTTGTAGTGACGATGGGCGTAGCGGTGACAACGACTAAGTTCGACATCGAAGTCAACGAGGTAGCTGTTCTATGAGCACATACAAGCCAACTGTAATCATCGCTGGTCGAGAGAACCAGCT